AATGATGATTCTTCTTCAAGAAAGTTATGAATTACATTTAAAGGCAATAACTAAAAAATCATCAAAGAAAAAGTCAAAAAAAGAGAAAACTGAGCCTTTATTTGAACCGTTTGATTGGACAAAAGGAGATCCATTCGAAGAGGTAGTGTTGTTTGTTTCGTGTCATGATCCAAGATCATTAGAATTATTTAATCAAATAGCAAAATATGCTGCAAATCATAAAAAATTTAATATAGAATTTGTAGATTCCGTATGGGACTACAATAAAAGAAAAGGTTATATAACTCCTGCTCAATTCAATTCTTTGGTAAAACTTTATTATGCTTATGAAATGGAAATGGAAGAATAAAAAAGCCTCTTGGATTGTTACCAAAGGGCATATCAATCCTTAAACAAAAAAGAAAGAATAAAAAAAATAATAGGTCTTGATAAAAATCTAAAAACCTTTATAGTGGTGCCATATTTCAAAAAAAGCCAACGATAATGTCATAACTCGTTGTTAAAAAGCAACACTAAAATGTGAAAACCGGAATATTATGGGCATTAATGATTTTATAAATAATTTAGTTTCAAAATTACCCGCTCTTTGTACAAGTAAGGATTTAATTGTCCTGGGAATTTTTACCTCTGAAAATCAAGCCTATCATGCAAGAAAAAGTGGAAAATCTCCAGATTACTTTGAATTACCAAATGGAAAAATTAGATATCCAAAAGAAGCGGTTATAGAATTTTTAGAAAAGTCGAAAAGAATTTTAAACAAGTTGTAAACCTAATGAAATATTTATTAATCCTGATCCTTTTTGTTCCAGCTTTAATCGTTGCAAAGCTTTGTCCCATCGAACAAGAAAACGAAAAGTTTATCAGACACAGAGTGAACCTGATTAGTAACGAAATAACGAGAATTAAAAGCCGTATAAAAATGTATAAAAACGACAGAATTGATATTGAAATTTTTATAGCAGAAGTTGAGAATGCTCTCAAAGTTATAGAATATAATCTTGGAAGAATTGAATTAGAAAAAGAAGTTACAGCGTTTTAGATGATAGAGATTATTAATTACAAAGAAGTGAATCGTAACACACTCAAAGGTTACGCCGATGTGTATCTACCCAACTCAAAATTAGAGATATTTGGATGCTCCTATCACGTTAAAGACGGTAGAGAGTGGGTAAGTATGCCTCAAAAGGAGATCGCTCAATCTGACGGAACTAAGAAGTATTTTAGCGTGGTTAGATATAGAGAGACACCTCATCGAGATTCATTTTCCAGACATGTCATAGAAGCTATAAAGAATTATCAGACCAAAACAATAAAACCTAACGACGAAGAGGTTCCATTTTGAAAGAGCAGATTTTACAACATTTAGATGAGCTATCAGAGTTCCTTAAAGGCTATTGCTCCCAAAAGGAAGAAGAAAAGAAGGTCAATTCCGAAAAGAAGTCATTTTCTGTTTACTTTGGAGATAATGAAGAAACAGTTGAGGGTGAGGCTTTTGGTATTACAGACGATGGGATGCTTAGGATCTTTTCAGATGTAGTTAAAGGAAAAACAGAAGCAATATTTAAAAACTGGGACGCCATATTCGTTCAACCTCATGACGATTGATCAAATGATACTTAACATATTTTGCACTACTCTTTCAGTCGTACTTGGCAATTCTATAATTAGAGCGCTAAATAAAACTTTCGATGAGTAACCAAATAGCTAAAGGTGGATGGGTAGAGATCGGAGGTAAACGATTTTATACTCGTTCACTTGCAGAAAAGAGATTTGCCCAATACCTACAGTTTCTAAAGGATAAAAAATCAATTAGCGATTATCACTATGAGCCTAAAACCTTCTGGTTTGAGGGAATAAAAAGAGGATGCGTTAGCTATAAGCCTGACTTTCTTATCGAAGAAATAGATGGATCTCATTGGTGGGGGGAAGTAAAGGGTTACATGGATCCTAAGTCAGCCACGAAGATTAAAAGGTTTCAAAAGTACTTTCCCGAAGAAAAGATTCGAGTAATTGACAGTAAGTGGATTTCAACAAATTCAAACAAGCTTAAGGGATTAATCAAATGGTCATAATTTACCACCATGTGGATTCGTTGGTAAAAAACGAGAAGCAATGCGTTATAAAAGAGAAAAAGCCTCAAAGCAAAGAAGGGACGATTTTCATACCTTTTGTGACCGTTTTGCCTCATGAGAGAAAAGATACCACTATCTATAGAGACAAAAAATGACTGATTACAACGAAGAAATGTCAAAGATTCTTGGAATCTACAACCTACCTAAATTTTTAGAACTGATTGAGGATATTTATGAGATTGTTCATTTATATAATGTGGATGAATCTGATGATTGGGTTAAGGATGTTGTCGGGAATGATAGCGTGCGTGATATTCGCCTTTGTCGTACCGCTTTTCTTCTTAGTAAGCTTGCTCATAGGCACGCCGACTCGCTTAAGCATGTTAAGAGAAAAGCCCCAGGTTTTTGGCAAAGGGCAGAAAAATTAACGAAACAACTAGACAATAAAAAAATTTCCGATAATCTATAGATCATGTTATCGGACCGTCACAACAGAGAAGAAAAACAAACTAGAAGCATCATTATAGTCTCTTCGCTTTGTGTTATTTTCTTCATCATAGTCCTGATAGCTTTTCATCATATTTACATTTTAGAGAACAAGGACAAAGAAAATGCCCCTCAAACCTGGAACGAGCAAGGAAACAATCTCTCAAAATATATCTACCGAGATTAAAACCCATCCCAAAAAACAGGCTATTGCCATAGCTCTTTCAAAGGCTAGGGAATCGGGAGCTAAAATACCCCTAAAAAAAAAGAAAAAATGAGTCTACTTACCTTAAATAGACCAAATAAGGAAAGTATGGTTATCGATTGGGATAGAGAGAGGACAGAAAAATGACAAGAGGCCGTTGTTCCCATTGTGGAGGTATTCATCCGAGTACTTATCACACTGAAAAATATATTACCGATGAAGGCTTCCCTCGACATCCCGATAGAGAAGAATACGAAAAAGCACATAGAAGAGCCGATAAGGCAGAAAAGAAGGCTTTTCCTAAAGGTTATCAGGAAATGAAGAAAGTAGATGATAAGCTTGGAAAGCATGAATTAGCTGGAAAGAATAGTAAGACTGGAAAGGTTGAAGTTAGCGAAAAGGTTCCTAAAAAGCTACGTGCTGAAGTTGCAATGCATGAAAAGACCGAGAATAAAATCTTGAGAAAGAAATGACAAATCTTTCGGCTACTTTTCACAGTAATGAAATTAAAAATTAGAGGAATTTATGGATAAAAAAATAGCAAAGATTCAGAAAGAAACAGCTAAAGTGGGAAAAGATCTTAAATCTCTTAAGAAGGCTGACAAAGTTCAAGATAAAATTGTTGAAAAAGCAAAGAAGATGAAGAAAAAAGGCTGTTAACATGTCTAGGAAGATTCGGCAGGTTAAATCTAAAGACGAAATCGTTTCTTTGAATAAGCAAGCCAATGCTGCATGGGTTAAGGAGAAAAAGAGACTTCCAGGTTATAAAACCTCCTTTAATGGTTTCACACCTTGGACTAGATCAACAACTCCCAAGTGATTTCCTGAAATAAACGTCTCGAGCCGTAGGCGTTAAAGTGACGGCCTTTGTCTTTGCTCATTTGACCAATTGTAATTTCTTATATGAGACACATTCTTATATTCATTGCAAAAATCACATACGCTTCTATGAAATGTTAAATGATGTCCAAAAGGGAAGTGTTTACCATTTTGATAGGCACAATCATTACAAATAAATTGTTTGGGTTCATTCTTTGGAAGAATTTCGTTATCTAACCAACTCATAATTTAAAAAGCCGGCTTTGCGCCGGCACCGTTGTCATAGGGGGTACAATGATTTTCAACAATTCGATTCTATGTTATATTTAAATTTAGATAAAAGATCATTTTTATCGGTCGCAAATTTTAATTTCATACAACGTCTAAAAAACACCCCACATAACAATAACAAACATAAGTGATTTTATCAGTCCTACATTTTATGATAATGATAATTATAGAAAGACATTAAATTTTTTGTTGATTTAGTTTACAGGTCATCAATTGTAAATAAAGGTTTATAGTGAGTCCAAGAGTCAGATGACAATATTTCTCGTTTAGAAATTATTTCTAACCATACTTCTTGAAGATCATCCCATTTGGCAATAGATGTTCTTAAATCATTTTTAACTTGATAGATACCATAGTTCGTAGGGGTGAGCTTTTCTATTTCAATCCAATCGTTCATTTTTTTCCAATAATAACCAAAACGTAGTGAAATTTACCCAAAGTTTTAACCATTTTCTTTTTTTAGCTTCTCTTGAATAGCCTCAAGTATCCATGCTGTTCTGGATATCGAGAATCTATTTTTTAATACCTCATCAATTTTTTCCAAAAATACTTCAGGTAATCGAAGATGTAATGAGCACCATTTAATCGTTTGTTTCTTTTGGTCTTCATTAACCAGATCTCCTCTACATATCAATTTTTCAGATAAGCTATTATCTTTTTTTGGTACTAATCGTTTAACTCCGGCCATGTCTATCCTATGTAATAATATTGTATATTCTATGGTCTTTTTATGTATATTGTCTTGTATAAACTAACAAGCTCTTTTATAGCTTTCTTATCGTGTGTTTTCATTTCAATTATTCCTAAGCCTTCACTAGATGCATTAGCAAAAGCTTTTCTACAACCAATCGTTAAATTGAGACATTTTATTTCTTCGCATTCATTAAGAATTTCAATAGAGGCGTCATTATCTACTCCTTTAGAATCTGCCTGGTTAATAACGCAGTAAGATTTCAATTTAGGATTAGCTATTTTCATCTCCATAATAATGGTTTTAACATCCCCAATAGTCCAAACATCAAATGATCTTGGTTTAAAAGGTATAAGATAAATATCCGCAATTGCTAAAGCAGATCTTTGACTTGTAGTATCTCTTCCCCCAACATCAATAATAATGTCATCGTAGTCATCTTTCATTCTTTGAATTTGAGTATGTAGGGTTTTTCCAAACAATTGAATGGTCGACCATTTTGTTGGTATTCCTAAAACTTCTCTTTGATTTGCCCATTGAGATGAAGACTTTTGTTCATCTGCATCAACTAGTAGAACTTTTTTTTTGTCATTACTTCTTAAAACAGCAAAGTTAGTAGCTAAGGTCGTTTTACCAGATCCACCTTTAACTCCTCCTATAACAATTATCATACAAAGAACCTCCATTGAATATGCTCAAAGTATACGAAGAATATACATAAACTCAATTAGACTTTACAAAAAATGATTTGTTTGTTATCAGACTTACATGAGTGAATTGACTGTGATACTTAAAGATTCAGAACGAACCTATCGAAAGAAGTTTTTAGCTTACGAAGATTATACGGTGAGCGAGAGCGATTCATTCATTAAACAATGTATAGAGGACGCTAGGAAGGATTTTCTTGGCGAACCAGAAGAAGTTACAGTAAAGATCTCTATTTCATTATAAAAAAAAGGCCGGGCAACGCACCCGACCGATCGTATAATCTTTAGTGATTCAAATATATCCTATTCGTTTTTTTAACCAAACAAAAATATCTCGAATTACTCTAAGGAAAGAATAGAATTGATTAAAATTAGTGAAGCACAAAAATCATAATTACTCACAGGATTAGACATGGCAGTAGAGGGTAATCTTTCATATCCTTTGATCATCTCATCTAGCATATTTATAAGATCTTTTTTAGATAGTTTGTCATTATTAGTAATGGTAGTGGAATCTTGTACTTTAACCACTATTTCATTACCGTTATCATCTACTCGAATGAAGTTCTTAAAATCTTTGGCATAACATTTAAGGGCATCACCACTATCAACTGCTATTTCTCCGCACTTGCATAATACATAGTCTGTAGAGTGGAAAGATTCGATAATGGAATTACATAGTTTACATTTAGCTCTGTTTTTCATAATATATACTTTACAACAAAGAGGTTAAATATGCCAGATCAAGAGGTAAAACAATCTCAAAAAATAGATTTAGGCGGAAGACCTGAAAAATATACTAAAGAAGTTATTGATGATTTAGCCGATGAATTTCTTGAATGGTTGAAAAAACCAAATAATGTTTGGTTCAAAGATTTTTGTTTAGATAAAAATATAGATCCTAGATTAATGACAGATTGGGCTAAAAAATCTCACAAGTTTTCCGAAGCTTACATTTTAGCACAGGCTAGACAAGAGTCAAAATTGATGAATGGAGGGCTTTTTAACAAGATGAATGCTGGTATTGTCAAGTTCGCTTTAGTCAATAATCATGGATACAATGACAAGAAAGAAGTTAATGTTACTTCAAACGGAAATCCTCTTCCAGACTGGGCAAAACAAGCTGAAGGTCAATCTAAAGATTTAGTGAATGAGCTTATCAAAGAATAATCCTCTGATGGATCCTTATTGGAGGATCAATAACCTTTACCATATAGTTGATAAGCAAGGTCGAAAGATCATTTTCAAGCTTAACTGGGCTCAACAAGAACTTTATGAGAACGTCTGGTATTGCAATGTTATTCTTAAGGCTAGGCAGTTAGGTATATCCACATATATTTGCTTACTTTTCTTAGATAGATGTCTATTTAATTCAAATGTTTCAGCTGGGATTATTGCTCATACTGTAGAAGATGCTCAGGCTTTATTTAGACGTGTTAAGATTGCTTATGACAGTCTCCCTGATCAATTGAAAGACATAATTACGGCTGAAAATGATACCGCTCAAATGCTCAAATTTTCTAATGGTTCATCAATCCGTGTGGGTACATCATTACGCTCTTCTACATTTCAATACCTTCACATCTCAGAGTTTGGAAAGATTTGCGCAAAATACCCAGATAAGGCAACCGAGATTATCACCGGCTCTCTCAATACCGTTGCTCCCGGTCAATATGTTTTTATTGAATCTACTGCTGAGGGTAGAGATGGATATTTCTATGATATTTGTAAAAGAGCGCAAAACGATAAAAATACTAAACGGGATCTTTCAAAGTTAGACTTCAGATTTCATTTCTTTCCATGGTATAACGAACCATCTTATAGAATTGGGTCAGTTTTTCCGGTTACAGATGAAATGCAACAATATTTTGATCACCTTTTTGCTTTAGGTATTAAATTAGATGAAGAACAGAAGAATTGGTACATAGCTAGAGAACAGACACAGAAAGAAGATATGAGGAGAGAATACCCATCTACTCCAGAAGAATCCTGGGAAGTGTCTAATGAGGGTCTTTATTATGGTAAGTACATGACTCTAGTTAGGTCGGAGAAACGTATAGGTAACATACCCTACAACGAATCACTTTTGGTCCATACTGCATGGGACATTGGCTACAATGATTCGAATAGCATTTGGTTTTTCCAAATATCAGGTAAAGAAATCTGGCTGATCGATTATGAAGAAGGTAGTGGGGAATCTTTATCTTATTGGATCAATGTTCTTAAGAAGAAAGACTACACTTATGGAAAACACATTGCTCCACATGATGTTATGGTCCATGAATATAGTTCTGGAATGACACGCCAAGCTTCTGCTAGGAAACTGGGAATTAACTTTATACCTACTCAAAAAGTTGAGATCATTCCAGGCATAGATCAAGTCAGAAGTATTCTGAATCGCTGTTGGTTTGATGAAAGAAAATGTGCTAAAGGGATCAAAGCTTTAGATGCCTATAAGAAGGACTGGGATGAACGTCATGCATGTTGGAGATCTTCTCCCTTACATAATTGGGCCTCGCATGGATGTTTCACAGGTGAAACTTTGATATTGACGCGTACCGGAATGCGTCCCATAATGTTAATAGAAAAAGATGAAGAAGTTTTAACATTATTAGGCTGGATAAAATGCAACAAAGCGACATTAACGAAACGAAATGCAACTCTTGTGGCTGTTCAATTCCAAGACAATACAAAGGTAAGATGTACTCTGGATCATTTATTCTTGACGGAGAGCGGGTGGATATCTGCAAAAAACCTAGAGAAGGATATGAAGATCCAATTATCCTCGATATACTTACAACATATTTCAGGGGGCATTTATACAGAGTCTGGCCTCAACAAAGATATTTCACGAAAGGCGATTCCTACCTTCATAGAGATGTTTGGTCAGATGCTTTTGGTGAAATCCCTAAGGGATGTCATATACACCACAAAGACAATGATATCAAAAATAATAGACTTTATAATCTTGAATGCTTGCCAGCCAAAATTCATCTTAGTTACAAACAGCCTAATTCCAAAGGATTATCAGATAAAGCTAGACAAAGAGCAACTGAATGGCACCAATCAGATGAGGGTAGAGAATGGCATCGAAGAAAAGCAATTAGCGAGAAAAACTGGAAGAAATGGAAAAGAGAAAAAAGACAATGTGTTCACTGCAATAAGGAATTTGATTGTCTCATTAGGAAAAATGGAGCATCTCAAAAATATTGCACAGCAAATTGTAAATCAGCCAATCGTAGAGTCCGTGCAATTTCTAAATGAAAAAGAGGATGTATATTGTATAAATGTTCCAGACATTTCCCATTTTTCATTATCAAATGGAGCGATAGTGCATAATTCAGATGCTTTTCGAACCCTTGCAACAGGTTTAAGTTTTGTAGAAAATCAACATTCTTTATCCGCAGCAGTTCAAGAAACTCAAAGGCAAAGAGATTACATTCAATCCAGATTTAATCCTCAAGCACGCAGTTTTTAGTCTTATTGCACTAATAAAATCTTTGATGTATCGTCTAGATAATTAATTTCCGAGGTCATCATCAGCTATTATCTTGCCCCATGGGACAGCAAAATTGAACCAAATTTAGGTAATATTCGTCAGTGGCTAGATAATCTGTCATCAAAATTCAAGCCTTTAGAACAGGCAAGATGGAATCAAGCTAATATAGATACTTTATTTTACGCAGGAAGCCAAACCTTCGTAAATAGATATATGAATTCCGGAGCTCCTTTTAATTTTAATCAATACTACTTCAATTTAGTTCAGCAACCAGTAAATATGATTACTGGATATCAAAGACAGCACCGTAAATCTATTGTTTATCAAGCTGCTGATGGTGCTGACACAACTACAACCGATCAATATACACGCCTCATTTCAAATGTATGCCAAAAAGAAGGCATTTACGAAGCTTACTCTAAATCTTGCGAATTGGCAGCTATAGCTGGAATGAATCTACTTCAACCCTATTTAGATTTTACTGGCGACGATCCAGCTCAAGGGCAACTGAAACTCAAGATCTGGGAATTTAACAGTTTCTTGATAGATCCATATTTTAGGCAGCCTGATATGAGTGATTGTCAGTTTGTATGGTGCCAAGAATATATTTCAATGCAAGAAGCACAAGCTAGGTTTCCTGATAGGGTAAATCAGATTAGACCCATGCAAGGTTCTCCTCAACGGTATGGGTCTTTTTATTTTCTTCCAGAAAACTATAATATGGCAAGAAATGATCTAATGGTTCTCTCTTATGTATGGTACAAATGGCGTAAGAAGAAAAAAAGACTCTATTCTAAGAAAAGAAACCAGTTCTTTGATTTTGCTGGAGGGGATGCACAACTTGAGCAAATTCTTTATAGCATTGATGATATGGAAGAAGTTACAGTTGAAGCACCATGCTGGAAATTAGCTGTAGTTCTTAATGACCAATTGATGTTTCAAGGAGAAAATCCTCTTTGGGATGGTCCAGAATGTCCTTTTATACCTAATTTTTGGAACTACGATCCTCATATTAATTACTATGATTTAAGATCCAGATCTCTCATTTATACCATGAGATCTCCTCAATTCCTATTTAACCATAAAGTAATAAGCAATAATGATATTGCGTCTGCTACTATTAATGCTGGATGGAAACGTAAGATTGGGGCGGTTGCTAACGAAGATAATCTTAAGAAAGCTGGTCAAGGTTGGGATGTAATCATCAATGATGGTTATGAATTATCAGACGTTGAGAAGATTATACCTTCAGCTGTTCCAGAATCAGATCTAGCTTTAGCCGAGCAAATGTCTTCTCTGATCTTTAAAACAGCTGGTATCGATCTTGAAAACTGGTCTGGTCAAAATGATAAGCAGGCATCGACTCTTACTTTATTGACAAAACAAGCTGCGAATTTAATGGTATTTCAAAAGTACTTTGATCAATGGGATCAGGTTTTGAAGTTAGTAGGGGAAAGACTTCTTCAGATCGGATTAAACAATTGGTCAGCAGAAAAAATATCACTACTGATTAATGAAGAGCCATCACCTCATTTTTACTCCAGAATATTTGCTAAATATCAAACTGTTGTTGAGGAAGGCCTATTAACACCTACACAAAAGAATCTTCAAGCCCAGCAAATGCTTGAGATTAACGAACGTTTTGGTCGTGAGGTATTACCTCCTTCAATGATCATTAAAGATATGAATATTCAAGGTAAAGCAGAAATTATGCAGTTCTTACAGCAGCAAGAGCAACAAGCTGCTCATCAAATGCAAGAACAACAGAATTTAGCCCATGCCTTTGAAGATGCAAAACTAAAAGAGATTTATTCAAAAGCAGCAGGAAATATAGCTACAGCAAGAGAGAGACATGGTAGAGCTGAGGCAAATATTGGTCTATTTGAAGAGCGTCTAAGTGAAATTACACGTAATAGAGCGCTGGCCACAAAAGATAAGATGGAAGCATTAGAGAAATTGGTCGATGTAATAGCTAAATATGGTGAGATAGAAACTGCTCTTAAAATGCATGAAATTGAGAGTTTCGATTATCGTCAAGAAGGTAAAGAAAACATAGAGAAGGATGACGCAAAACGAACATCTCTTGCAAACGATTTTCAAAACAGTATAATGAATATTCAACAAGATGGGCAAATGCCCCAACAGAGGCTGCCAATTCCTCAAGAACAAATGGCAATGAGGTAAATATGAAACAACATAGTGATGATAGACCAGGTTCATTTAAATCTGGTGGTCAGAGAATCGATGACCATTCATTTTGGGCAGGTAAAGCTTCTAAAGAATCTCCAATGCCAATGGAATCAAAAATGAAACAAGAATCAAGTGCTGAAGGCTCAGGTTCTGTAATGAAATACGAAGATACAACTGAAGAAATTCGTAAAGGCCAAGTCGAATCTGATAAACAGATTAAAAATCGTCCATTAAAGCCAAATTACAGAAATTAAGGTTTAGCCATCTTATAGGTGGCTCCTTTAAAGAGGCACTATGAAAAGAGTAAAACAACAAATTAATGCCGATTCAGGCTTTTCTGATCCTGCTAAAATTAAAGAGCAAAGAGAAGTAAGTAAACCTGAAAATGGTATGAATTCTCCTTGGGATTTTAGATGCCCTCAATATGATCAGCGTTCAAGTAATTTCGTTAATGCTGGTACTCATTATGGGGTTGGGATAAATCAACCTGTAGGTCATGAAGGAAACCCAAAACAAAGAGTTTCTGTAATGCCTTTTGGTCGTCCAAGTACTATGAGAGTAGATGAAGAAGGGTAAGAAACCAAAGATTGCTCATACATCATCTAGTCCTAAAGGATCAGGTGATTTTCATGGAGTTGGTATAAAACAACCAGTAGGGAAATTAAGAGAAAGTCATATCTTAGATAGAAATTCTCCTAATTCTAAGAAGATGAAGCCTCCAAGATCTTTAGCCTAGTTGCTTCTTGTCTTTTCTTTCTTCTAGCTTCATTACATACATCCCTATAAATCTGATTAATCTGGGCATCGCTTAAATCATCTGGTTCAGGAGCTTCTAATTCTATTCTATGATTTTCAAATTGATCGATAGACCAAAGTGTTAAATCATGACCAGTTACATTACCTTTTTTATATTGAGTCCACATCTCTCTTGCTGGGATTAACCAGCAAATCCGAATATTATCAGTCCCACAAATCCATTTAAAAAGCATAGAATTAGTCTGAGATTTTGGTTTAGTTAAACGTGGTTGCCATATTAAACGTTTACTTATCCCATCATCATCGGTTCTAGTATGTGCAAAAATATAAAAACTATTTTCTCCAAAGGGTCTTTGGTCAATTAGATTTTGGCAACACTCTGAAATATCAAAGGATTGGGAGGTAAAATGTTTGTATCTATCGTAAGCATCTAAGGTTGTAATCTTCATTTGTTTTCAATTCATCTTTTTAGTTTAATTCTGATAATATCCAAACGTTAAGCTTACGTCAAAGCTAAAGGATCATATGACAGCACCAATTCAAGAAAATCAAACACAAGAACAAAAAATAAGCGATAAAGAGCTTAATTTTAGAAATCTAGAAGCTAAATTTCAAAGAGAATTAGAAAAAGAAAGAGCTGCAAGAATTGAAGCTGAGAGAATAGTACAAGAAAGATCTGTTGTACAAAAGGATGATGAAGATGATTCCGAGCCTTATGTTGATCATAAAAAACTTAATAAAACACTTGCCAGGTTTGGTGAACAGAATCAAAAACAAACTCAAAGTGAAATACAAAAAGCTGTGCAAACTGCTTTACAAGAAGAAAGAAAGCAAAACTGGCTAAAGCAAAATGGTGATTTTTACGAAGTTCTAGGCCATGCTGAAAAGTTAGCTATGAAAGATCCTGATTTAGCTGAGTCCATACTTGAAATGCCTGAAGGTTTTGAAAGACAAAAACTTGTATATAAGACTATTAAAGCTCAAGGCTTACATAAACCAGAACAAAAACAACCATCTATTCAAGACAAAGTCGATGCAAATAGAAGAAGCCCTTATTACCAACCAACAGGAGTAGGAACTGCACCATATTCGACTTCCGGAGATTTTAGTAAAGGCGGCCAGGAGCAGGCTTATAGAAAAATGCAGGAACTTAAACAAACATTACGACTCTAATTTGATAAAAAACTAAACATTTGATATATATTAATATCCGCCTGCCCTGCGTAATGGGCAAATCGCGTAAGAAGCATCGCAACTTCATTCAACGTGATCGAGAACAGCGTAAGGTAAGTTCGCTAACTGATCATCACGGTAAGACTAACCTCTATCTGAGGTAAATATGTCTATTACGACAACTGGTAATTTAGGACCAATGATTCTTCAGTCGCTTGCGCCTGCAATGCTCTATGTTCCTACCCCTACCATGAATTACATCACAGTCTGCGATAAAGTTAGTATGCCAGCTAATGGTGGTACTACTTGCAGATTTATGCGTCCACGCGCATTACAACCGCCTACCGTACAGTTAGGTAATTCAGGGATTGACCCCCCAGCACAAGTGCCACAAAGAGACATCATTGATGCTCAAATGGCATTTTTTGGAACAGGTTGCATCATAAAGTTTGTGATGGGTAAATCTTCTCTGATAGACTTGGAACTCGCAGCGTAAAGACGGCGACAACAAGGCGGAACCCAATAGGGACCGTGAACGTAGTAAGCGAGAAGACACAGGAAACTGTGATGCGGTACTCTGGACATTGCAGTAATGCAGTGAGGGAAGTGCAATAGGCTTCCTCGCCAAACCGGCGAAAACCATGTTTTTTTTAGTGTTTTCGCCAGTTTGGTCATAAAAGTAACAGAAAAAGAAACGAACAAGTAATTTTGCAAGATCAGGAAGGTGTTTTAGCCTGGGTTTCTGAACGTCTTGCAGTAGCGATGCGTCAAGCAGAGGATTTGATCCTCCGTGATTATATCGTTTCAGCAGCATCAGAAATTAATGCTGGTGGTGGCTCAAATGGTTTTAATCCAACTAACCTTGGAATTAGCGATTTTTCTTTGGTAGCTACTACACTCGATACCAACAATGCCTACAAATTCATGTCAGGTATTGAAGGTATGGATAGATTCGGTACAGGCCCTGTTCGTTCAGCATATTTCATGCTGTCATCAACAGAGCTACAATCAGACTTTGATTCATTAGTAGGAAGTGGTTTCCTTTCACAATGGAACTACCCAACTAATGCAAGTTGTCTTCCATCTGAGTATGGTTCGGTTTATAACATCCGTATCCTTACTTCATCGGAAGCACCTGTAGCTAGAAATGCTGCAACTAATAGCAGTGGAACTACCAACGACGTTTATTACAATACTGTCTTAGGTAAACAGGCTATTACACATATTAATCAGGACGGCTTTAGCATGAACCTGATTTATCGTGACCCATATTATTCTGGTATGCTCGCTCAAAATGCTACTTTGGCAGTTAAATTTGCTCAAGCGCAAGCGATCACACAGGATACTGCAATCAGAAACCTCTTAAGCACACGCTTAAGCAATTTAGGAGTGTAGTATGACAGAATATTCTAGAATGGCAAAAGGTAGATTTACTTCTACTGGGGGAGCACAAGTTGTTAACCTTCCATTTAAACCAGACTATGTAGAGATCACTAACTCATCAGCATGGATTACCCCAGCTCAACACGGTGTTCCTTTTGCAAAATGGGATGCGAATTTTTTAAATTCAACTCCAGCAAACGTAACCTTGATTGAGGTTTTCAATGCTACTCCTGTATTGACAACTGACTCTGTTTTAACTAACGGTATTTCCGTTTTTTCAGCAGGTCAATTACTTCAATTCGGGCCTACGCTCTCTATTAGTGGTATTACTAAAGCAGCTGCTGCTGTAGTAACAACAACTGCTAGCCATAACTTAGCTAGTGGTGATGTAGTAGTTTTCCAAGGTTTGTTTCAGTCATCAACAACTGGTATGCCTCAGATTGCGGGTATTCCTTTTACTGTGACTGTAACAGGTGCAACAACCTTTTCTATTCCTTGGAACTCTAACCAGTCTAATTATACAGCTTTGAGCGGTTCTCCATCAGGTGCTACAGTTAAGAAGGTTCTTTATCCTTATCTGTATTTCCCAGGTACAACTGTTATCAGCGCTATTACTACTGGTACAACTACAACTATTGATACAGCAAGTGCTCATAATTTCCGTATAGGGCAAGAAGTGGGCTTTAGAGTTCCTCAGCAATGGGGTACTGTAGAGTTAAATTCGTTACCTAACCTATTTACACCTGGTTCTCCAGTGTATGGGTATGTGACAGCAGTAACGGATTACAACACAGTAATTGTGAATATCGATAGCTCAGCTTATACAGCCTTTAATAGTAATCAAACCGTTGCAGGAACTCCTGGCTTATCTTTTGCTCAGATTTTTGCAGCAGGAGATGTTAATTCAGGCGGTGAAGCAATTTCAGCAGGTTCATCGTTATATCCACCACCAATTTTTGAACCAATTGGTACAACACAATTTGGAACAATTAATGGTCCTGCTATTCGCGGTGCTTTTGTGAACAATACTTCACAAGGTTTCATCGTAGGTGCAGGTGTTGGCGTAACTGATACTTCAGCCGTATTAGTTGGCGCTACAGGAAACTCTATTGAGTGGAGAGCTTATCTTCATGATTTTAGTTCACCATAATTGAGTGGCAAATAAATATTATCAGATGTAACTTAGGGGGAGAAATCCCCCTTTTTAGGATGTTATGACATCAGTCGGAACAGTAGTTTCATATCCAATACCTGCATATTCGAATGTACCTATTGAATCAAAGTTTTATCAACCAAGTAGATTTGTTATATCGGCAATTTCTTTAGGTTTAACAACTATAGTATCGACTACAGCCGCTATGAACTATGTGGTGGGTCAACTTGTTAGATTAATAATCCCTCCATCTTTTGGAAGTATCCAATTAAATGAAGCTAAAGGGTACGTTTTATCAATTCCAACATCCACTCAAGTAGTTTTAAGCATCAATTCTTCAATGAATGTTGATGCTTACATTGCTTCTAGTTCTTTAGTTGAATCTGCTCAAATTCTAGCTATTGGGGATGTAAATACAGGGACTACGAATACATCAGGAAGAACAAATACAGGAACTTACATTCCTGGATCATTTATTAATATTTCACCTTTGTAGGTAACATGACACAGAAACCAAAAACTAGTAACTCGATTGCTGAACAAGAGTTAGATAAAGCTGAAGCCCAGTTTGAAGCATTTGATCAGAATATCAAAGAAATGACTTTAGATAGAATGAATGCGGCACCAAAAAAAGAACAAGAACAACAAACAAAACTCTCTCAATCAGAAATTGCTAAATCTAAAGATATTTATCTTAAGCCAGAAAAAGCCATTAGTTGCAGTCCGAAGGATAAATTTAATGAAGATTACCGTAAACAGTATGAATTTGATAAAGAATATGTGCAATTTATAGCAGAAAATAAAGAAATTATCGGTGAAACCATTGATATTTGGACAAGACCTTATGCGGGTATGCCTGCAGAATACTGGAAAGTGCCTACTAATAAACCTCTTTGGGGCCCAAGATACTTAGCAGAACAGATAAAGAGAAAGAGCTATCACAGATTGGTAATGCAGGAAAATAGAATTTCTTCGGCAGATGGTATGGGTCAATATTATGGCACAATGGCAGTTGATACCTCTATTCAAAGACTGGATGCTGTTCCAGTAAGTTCAAGAAAATCAATTTTTATGGGAGCTAGTACCTTTTAATGTTTCTTCTTGAAGATATCCTCACATACATAAGACGCATCATTAAAACACCATCTAATGCAGTTGTGAGTGATGATCTTCTCATAGATTATGTTAATAGATTTTGGATTGCTGATGTTGATGCGAGATTGCAAGTATTTGACCTTAAAACCAAATATCAATTTCAAACACAGCCAGGTGTAGATCAATATAATATGCCATTATATAATGTTCAAACAGAGCCTGGAAATCAATCCATTGGATCCTATCCGGTATATCAAGGATTTCTTGGCCCCTGTTATATAAATGGTGTTGAAGTATCATTCCAAACTCAAAAAAGTCTTTTTTTTAATGCTTATCCAAATGTAACTCAAAACTTAGGTGTAGTCGCTATAGGTAACGGAACTTCAGGTCCCTACACCTTACAATTCCCAATTCTTCCATCAACCGCTCCTCCTAATCCCCCATTAAGTGGAATATTAAGAGGACATATTGATATTTCAGGAATCATTGCAACTGGAGCAAATCAAGATCCACCAGTAGTTAGCAATTTTTTAACAACAGTGCCTGTAACAAGTGTAAAACCAGCAGTTTATATTACTACAATTGGCTCAGATGGTTCTAATGTAGTAGTTGCGGATAGTGGCCAGTTTCTACAGGGAAATATTAACTATGGTCTACTAATGACTCCTGGTAATGCCCCTTTTGGAAATACTGGATTACCCAATGGAGGTTCGTTAGTAACTCCATATGCAACCACTCAAAACACAGTTAATTATTTTACTGGAACAGTGACAAATCTTTATTTCCCGGTATCTATTCCTTCAGGAAATAATATAAGTGTTCAGTGTCAGTACTTTCAATCTGGTCTTCCAAGATCCATTCTTTTTTACAATAACACCCTAACATTGAGAAGTCCTCCAGATACCCAATATCTTGTAGAGCTCGATGCTTATCTGTCTCCAGCGGCATTTTTAAATACTGATGCCGCTATCCCTTTTGGATATATGTCAGAATATATAGCAAGAGGGGCTGCTAGAAAAATTCTTTCAGATACAGGTGATATTGAACAATTTCAGTTTTATGAACCCTTTTTCAGAGAACAAGAATTATTAGTTTGGAAAAGAAGCCAAAGACAATGGACATCTACTCGTACAGAAACAATATATAGTCGAGGAAATGGCATGGGAAACAATTTAGGATATAACCAAATGGGCGGGACTTTATGACAAATTTTAGTTACAATGATGCAGTTCCTGCAGCCAACAACAATCCATCCGTTGATCAGCCCGACATGCAAATAAATACTCTTTCAACCGATCAAATTCTCGCTATTGATCATATCTCATTCAATACGAATAATGGCGGGCAGCATAAGCAAATTACTTTCAATATCGATAATGCTTCTGGCTTTCCTTATATTCCTACAATACCTACTTCTCCTCCTGTTTTATTTACACAGAACGTAAATGCTCTCCCAGAGCTCTTTTATTATTCAGGAGATGCAGCTCATGGATCATCTCAATATGTTCAAGGAACTAATGGAAGTACTTTTCTTTTTGGTGGAATCATATTGAAATGGTTTACTGTTACATCTGCCTCAACTAACTTTATTCAGACTTTTGCAGGAGTTGGTCTAACTAATTTTCCAAATAATGCATTTGGTGCTGTTGCAACTATTGGTGGAGGTGTTTTTACTGTTAATCTTCAAAATTTAACAGTTGCCCAAGTCCAAATAACAAAATCAGCTGGAAGTCTTCCTATAACAGTATTCGTGATAGGTAATTGAATGGGAGAAAAACTAGTTATTGGACCTATAAACAAGGGTCTAAAAACAGATCGTGAACCCTTTAATATAGATAATGACTCTTTCCCTGTTTTAATAAATGCCTATCAATGGAGAGGGAGAGTTAAAAGAAAAAGAGGGACTTCCCTTCTCAATAGACTAAAAAGGTTCTTTAACTCCTCATCATTATCTTATAATTCTGGATCAGCCACAATAGTACTTGATGGAAGTGGAGTAGGTAATCTTCTTATTGGTTTTTCTTTACAGGCAAATGGTAATATTGTCCCTGGCACTGTAACAATAACAGCACCTGGTCCCACTGTTTTTACTGATCCTTCAATGGACGGTAGCTTAAGTCCTAGTGGAACAATTAATTATGCAACAGGGGTAATTACAATATTAGCAGAAGCTGGCCAAGCAGTTTCAGCAGTATTTAATTATTATCCTGATCTTCCTGTGATGGGACTTGAAGACTTTATTTCCGCTTCAACCCAATTTCCTGGAACTTTAGGATTTGATACAACTTATTCTTATAATATCACTACAGCTTTTCCCTATAATATTTATGATGTGAGTTTTTATAAAAACCCCCCTGCAAATGGAACAACACTACCTGGATATGTTCAAAAACTTATAGTTACACCAACATCTTGGAATGGACTAGATTATCAGCAATTTTGGACAGTTAACTATCAAGGCGCTCTTTGGGCCACAAATGGTATAACGGTTCCTTTCACCACCACAAATATTGGAATGCAATTTAAAGCAATTACAGGAGCCGCTGGAGCTTTGGGTCCTCCTGCTTTTGTAATTTTAACCATTCCTGGTCATGGTTTAGTTGCTGGAGATTTTATTTTTATAAATGAAATACAAGGCATGACAGGGATAAATTTTCAAACAGGATATGTAGTAGTTATAATAGATCCTAATACTGTTATAGTTGAATTGCCAAATGCTGTAATAGGTGGGGTATATGTATCAGGTGGGATAGCTCAATACTTAACAAACAGGGCCGATCCTACATTAGATGGGATACGGTGGTATGATGGAGATCCAACAAATGGGAATGCAACTAATCCTGTTCTTAGCGGGAATCTTGGCTGGGTTAACTTTGCACCGCCTCTGTCTCAGCTTAGTTATTCAATAGCTGATCTACCACCCGCACAGTATTATCTAGTTGGGGCTAGGATGATTGTCCCTTTCAAAGATAGATTATTATTTTTAGGCCCTGTTATACAAACATCTAGTGCTAACAGCCAAATTTATTTACAAGACAGCATAATCTACAGTCAAAATGGTACACCCTATTATACGGCTTCTTATACAAATTCACCTAATGCAGCCATTGATACTCCTACGTCTGCAGCAAATATTTTTCATCCTATTTTAGTTCCTATAAATCAAACAGCAACTTCAACAGCATATTTTGAGGATCAATCTGGATTTGGTGGATTTATAACAGCTGGCATTGATCAGCCTATTACCACAGTTTCAGCTAATGAAGATGTATTAATTGTTGGATTCGCTACATTACAAAGTAGATTGATTTATAGTGGAAATGACTTGGTTCCTTTCAATTTCTTCGTGATTAATTCAGAACTTGGGTCTGCAAGTACCTTCTCCGCGATCAATATGGACAAGGGAGTGCTCACAAGAGGATCTAGAGGATTCATAATAACAGCTCAGGTGGGGGCAGAAAGATTCGATTTAGACATTCCAGATTCAGTTTTTCAAATAAATCTAGTTCAAAATGGAAATGAACGGTTTTGTGCTCAAAGAGACTTTATTAGTGAATGGGTTTATTTCACATATCGTTCTAATTCAGCAATTAGCAAATTTCCAAGTCAAACTCTACTTTATAACTATCGAGATAATTCTTGGGCTACTTTTAACGAAAGTTACACAACTTATGGGTCTTTTAGGAGAGTAACAGGATTTACTTGGGCAACTGTTGGCAATACTTATCCAACATGGTCCGTTTGGAATGCTCCATGGAATGCAGGCGCCTCAACATTACTACAGCAAGATGTTATCGCAGGTAATCAGCAAGGTTTTGTAATTTTTAGGGATAATGGAACAACAACAGAGGCTAATTCTCTCTATATTCAAAGTATTTCAGGAAGCACAGTTATATCTCCCTCTCATGGATTAAATAGGGGAGATTACATTGTAATTAGTGGAGCTTTAGGGACTATAGGTTCTTTGATTAATGGAAAAATCTTTTCCGTAAATGGGACTCCAACGGAAGATAGTTTTATTTTAAATCCTTCCATTGGCTCAGGAACTTATCTTGGTGGAGGGTTAATTAAGAGAATGTATGTGCCCTTTGTACAAACTAAGCAATTCCCAATGGCCTGGGGTTTAGGTAGAAAAACAAGAATAGGGGTTCAACAGTATCTCTTAACAACAACAGCTAAATCGCAGATCACACTATTAATTTATCTTAGCCAAGATGCCAATAATGCCTATAATAATGGACCAATTATTCCAGCATCTGGATCAGAGAATTATGGTTTAATCTACTCTCAGGTTCTTTTTACATGCCCAGAAAGCTCTAATTTAGGCCTAACTCCTGCGAACACAAACCTTCAGATGATTTCCCTCATTAACTCTACTGGAACTAATGCAACAAGCCCACAATCCCAAATTTGGCATAGAGTAAACACTTCTCTAATAGGGGATACAGTTCAGTTAGCATTCACATTATCAGACGCACAAATGAGACAGGAATCATTTATCAACCAATTTGATGAAATTGAGTTACATGGTGCTATTCTAGATCTCACACCTAGCCAGATGCTATCATGAGTGCAAATGTTATCAATCAGATGCCTTATCTTAGGACAACTAGAAACTTTCCAGAGGAACTGAAACAACTCACTGTCGAGATAAATAAATCTTATGTCGATATCGCAAATGTAGTTAATGCAAGAATCATAGGAATTTTTCCAACATTAAGACCTGCAATTACCGGTGAAAGTTGGTTCTTAGTAGCTAATCAAAGACAACAGACACTTAGACAAGTCTATACATTCACATCTACTTCTTCTATTAATCATGGAATTTCAGTGAATGATACCAATCAATTCACTTCTTGCTATGGGTCCTACACAGACGGTACAAATTCCTATGGGATTATTTGGGGTAGTTCAGTAGCTATAGCTGGTCAAATTACATTCTATATTACAGCAACTCAGATTGTGTTTTTAGTAGGAGCAGGAGCGCCTGCATTAACTAGGGGAAGGATTATTCTTGAATGGCTTTCTCAAGTGTAAAAATGTTATTGTGAAAAAAAAGAGGTAAAGCATGTCATCACTTTCAGGATATTCAGGAATGAGGGGTCCTACAGGCGGGAGTCTACAAGGGAATTCTACAGGTGGAAACATCATTCCAAAGGGATATAACTTAGGGCAACTCCAACAGTTTGGTCCTGAGCAGATGGAGCTTTTTAAAAGCCTTTTTTCTCAAGTTTCTCCAGATAGCTATACATCAAGATTAGCTGGCGGTGATGAATCTCTATTCAATGAGATGGAAGCCCCAGCCTATAGAAACTTTAATGATGTATTAGGTGGTTTATCTTCTCGTTTTAGCGGAGGTGATCTATCTGGCGGTCGGGGTAGCTTAAGTGCGCGTCGCAGTAGCGGTTTTCAAAATGCAACCACTTCAGCTGCTTCAAACTTTGCTCAAGATTTACAATCGCAAAGACAGGGCTTACAACGTCAAGCCATTCAAGATTTAATGGGAATGAGTAATACCCTTTTAGGACAAAGACCTCAAGAGAAATTCTTAGCTCAAAATCCTCAAAAACAAAATTCATTTCTACAGCAATTGCTATTAGGTTTGAGTAGTGGAGTTGGTCAAGGATTTGGTCAAGCAGGCGCTGCTTTTTTAGGAGGATTATAAAATGGTACAGATTATTCCAGCAGCACCGCAAAAGCAAAGCTTTTCAAGTCAACTTGGATTAAATTTGGGAAGTGGAATTGGCTCAGGTGTAGGTCAAGGTGTACAACAACATTATAAAAACAAATTTGAAAAAGAAGCTCAAGAGGCTCAATTCCAAAGGGATTTACAAAAGCTCCATTTTCAAAAAGAATTAGAAAAAGAGTTGCAGAAAGAAAAGTATGGGTATGAGAAAGAACTTCAAGGATCTAAATCTCAAGATAAAGTTAATTTATTAAAACAATTGGGTCTTTTTGGGGATAATTCACAAGAAATCACTCCAGAATCTTCCGGTAATAGATTATCAAATCAGGAACTTTCTTCAGAATCATCTAATAGTCTTTCAAATCAATTAGCTCCTGATCAAATTGCTGCTATTTCCTTGTTACATCCAGAATTAGGTAAAGTATTACAAGATCAAATTAAAGGTAGCGAAAAGAAATTTGTCGGAGATAGATCTTATCATAGTGATTATGCTAAAAAGGCTGAAGAAAGTGCTACTCAATTAAGAGAGTCCATTCCGAAAAAAGAAATGGCATTAAATTATGCAAGAAATGCTGTTGAAACCGCTAATTTAGGATATTTTTCACCTGATAAATTAGCTGATGTAACTGGAATGGATCTTTTTAGAACTGCTAAGGGAGCTCAATTAGTTACAGCAGGTAAAGAAAACTTATTAAGTAATATGGGAAGAGTGAGCGCTCGAGCTCAAAACATTTGGTTTGAACAGCGTTTGAATTCGATGTTCCCAAAGATTGGTCAATCAAAAGAAGCCAATCTGACTGTTCAGGAAATGTTAGAAGGCGAAGTGGCTTTAGATAAGGCTTATTTAGATGAATTTGATAGATTAACTCAGTCTGATGAATCTAAATATGGGTATGTAAAAAAAGATATTTCAAAAAGAGCTCATGATGCTTCAAAACCATTAGAAAAAGAAATCTTATCTAGAACTACTTACAGAATGAAAGAAATTGAGGAAGTAGAAAAAGGTTTAACTGCTTTAAAAAAAGAAGTAGGAAAAAATGTAGTACAAGGAACGCCTTTAACCTTACAAATGGCAAAACTATATAAAGAAAAATTTGGAGATAATGCTTTAGCTGTTGCCAAAAAGAATGGCTACCATATCCCAACTCTAGAAGAATTTCAAAACTATAGACTAACACCTCAGCAATCTAGGTCTTTAGAATGACAAATACTATTTTTGATCTAGTTGAAGAAGATATTCCAGAAGGTAAAGAAGGTTTTTTTGCTTTAGCAAAAAATGCACCGGAATCTAAGGATGACTCTTTTTTTAATAATGTGTCAGATTATGCAAAGACATTCTTAAAAGGAACTTCTGAAGGATTAAGTCGATTAGGTCGAATGATGGGCCCTTTGCAAGATTATTCTGGAAAAGGAACACACGAAGAATTAGAAGAACAAACTCAAAATCTCGATGAATTACTTCCTACTGAAGAAGGTTTTGTTCAAAAAGGAATTAGAAGAGGACTAAAACAATTACCTTCAGTCGCATCATTTCCAGGAGTAGGGATTGGTATAGCTCCAAGGGCTGGAATTGCTGGATTTGCCGGTCAGACATCTGAAGAATTAGGTGCCCCAGAATTAGTACAAAATCTAACCGAACTTACAGCTTATATTGGGCCAAATGTTACAAAAAAATTGCTAGAGTCAGGTAATAATAAAGCTCTAATAGCAGCCGCTAGAAAATTTGGATTATCAGATGAAGCAATTACACCTCTTATTCAACCCGAACTTAAACAAAAGTGGCTATCAAAAATATCTCCTAGAAGAGGCGGGACTCAAGCAGCCCTAGAAAATACTAAGGCTCAATTAAGCAAATCTTATAGTTCCATTCAGAATTCTCTTCCAGCATCCCACAAACTTTCCAAAGAAATATCTCATGATCTAGTACAGAATATCGAAAATAAGCTATTTGAAATGCCTTCAGGTGTAAGAGGAAAGATAAAGTCTGATTTCGAAGATTTATTGTCGAAACCCATTACTGGAAACTCTTTGATCAACTTTTGGGTAGATATAAATCATGAAGTTGGAAAAAACAGCAAACAACTTTCGCTTTTAAAAGAACCTCTTAAAGAAGCAATGAAGAGTATTTCTCCAGAACTATCAAAAGATTTTGAGATGATAAATACTTTATATTCCAAATATTACCCTATTGCAAAAAGATTAGAGCCAAATTTAAGAAGTGATATAATGAGCATTGTTAAGCCATTAGGTCTTTTAAGTTCCCTTTTAACGGGATATTATCCTGGAATTTTGGAATTTGGATCTTATGCTGCATCTTCAAAATTAGCCCAACAAATGCTTTTGAATCCTAGATTTCAACAAATATCTAAAAAAATGATAGCAGCATTGGATGAAAATAAATTTGGTACTGCCAAAAAATTAACAGATCTTTTAACTCATGAAGTTAAGAAAATTTCTCCAGAAATGGCAAAAGAATTAGAAACTATTACAGATGAAGATCTACAAAAATTATTCTCTAATCATCAATGAAAATAGGGAGAATAAAAAAACATGAAAAAAATATAAGTATCAAAGACATTATTTTTTCTCCTTAAGCAAATCAATAAACATTTCGTATAGTCTGTCGGTTCTTGAACTTTGTTGTTGCATGTCTTTTTTTATTTCGCGAATGTCTGTATGAATGTAAAAAATACCACCAAGTAAAGTTGCTATAATTGTAAATACTTGAATCCATTCCATAATACCCCTAAAGAACTATATTATCAGACATCTATAATTTTAAGGTTAATTATACAATCTTTGTATTTATATTTAAAGTATAACTAATCAAAGCCATTCTTTCAACTTCACATGTTGGAATCCTATACATCGATTTTTTCCCAGAACCAATTTTGAAGGCATTTATTCTGCCACTTTTGATCGAATTTCTTATCGTATTTGGATGAACATTTAACATTTCGGCGAATTCTTTAATGGAAAGATAGGCTAGCTCGGGGGTTTTCACGTTTTTGTATTGTGAGGAATATGAGCTTTTGTATCAAGATGGTTATCTTTGTTATCTAAATTTTTTATTATTGACTATTTTCGAATATTATCAGATGTTTAGTGTGAACAAATTATAAGGAGTAGGAAATGAGTCTTGTTTATGGCATAGGCGGATTAGTAGGAACAGCACCAAAACCAGTAACTGGAAGTGGAATCCCTCCATCAAGCTACAAAGGATTGCTAGGACAACAATATTTCGACATTTCAACAACTCCTCCTACTGAATATATTTATAATGGGCAAACCTGGTCAACAGGTGGTGCTTCGCCTGCAAGTACTACAGTTATGGGAAGTGTTTTTCTCTCAACTTTAGCTCAACTTCAAGCGGGGACTGCTCCAACAGGATCCTATGTTCCTTTAGCAAATGATGTTTATACTTTTGTAACTGCTACTGCAATTGCTGGAGCACCGGACGCTACTACAGCTGTTAAAGGTATTGTTTATCTTGCTACAAACGCTCAAGCTGTCGCAGGCTCTTCAGTAAATGCTAATACAGCTATCGTTCCTTCAAACTTAGCCTCTGTTTTTGCAGCTCCTCCAACTATTGGCGGAACTACTCCTGGAGCAGCAACATTTACAACTCTTGGTTTTACAACCATGACCGGTACCGCTGGTGGTACTTGGGCGTCTGGTGGTACAGCAATTTCAATTGGTGCCGATGCAACTACAGACACAATTAATATTGGTACAGGCGCAGCAGCAAGAACAATCCATATAGGTGATTCAACTCAGGCTAACTTAGTGACAGTGGGTTCGGCTACAGGTGCTGCAGCTCTTACACTAAAAGCAGGTACTGGTAATTTTGTATTAACTACAGCTGCAACAACCACAGTTACAATGGGAGCAGCTCAGACAAGCGGTACTTTCACAATTGGTGGAACTGCTGCTACTGGTACTTTGACCTTAGGTAGCTCTTCAGCAACCAATACAATTGTTCTAGGTAATGGATCAGGTACTACAACCGTTAATATTGCAAACGTAACCACTGATGGTGCTGTTGTAGTAGGTAATGGCATGACTACAGGTACTATTACAGTCGGTGGAACAGCTCAGACAGGTACAATTACTCTTGGTTCAAGTTCAGGTTCAAACTCAGTAGTTATAGCTGGTGGATCAGGTGCTGGAACTGTATCAATTGCAAACGTTCAAACAGCTGGTGCTGTGAATGTCGGCGCTGGTATGACCTCAGGAACCATTACTTTAGGCGGAACAGGATTAATGACAGGAACTATTTCGATAGGTCCTGGAACTGGCGCTCAGTCAATTCTTGTCGGTTCAAGCACTGGAGTAAAAACAATTACTGTTGGTGGATCTTCAGCAAACCTCATCACAATTGGGGATACACAAACAGGTGGTAGCATCTCTTTAGGTGCTGCAATGACCACAGGTACATTGAATCTTGGTTCGACAGGAGCTGGTACAGGTATACTGACAATCGGTGGCGGAACAGGCGCCCAGACAATTAATATAGGCCATTCTACTGGTGGAAAGACAATTAATATCGGGGATGGCGCTGGTGCCAACGTAATTACTGTCGGATCAGTTACTGGTGCTTCAGGAATTGTGGAAAAAGTAGGTACTGGTAATTACTCATTAGACGGGGTAACTAATTCTACTTATGCCATGGGAGCTTCAACTACTACAGGAAGTATCACTATTGGGGGTACAGCTCAGACGGGTGATTTAGTTCTCGGTTCATCAAGCGGTACTAATGCCGTCAAAATTATGAACGGCTCAGGTGCTGGTACTTTAAGTTTAGGTGTTGTCCAAATTGCTGGTGCAATCAACATGGGAACTGCCATGACTACTGGGACTATTACAGTCGGTGGTACAGGTGCTCATACAGGTACAATTGCAATTGGCCCAGGAACAGGCGCTCAAACTGTAAATATTGCCAATTCTACTGGCGGAAAAACTATTAACATTGGTGCAGGAGCTGGTGCTAACGTAATCACTATCGGTTCTGTAACTGGTGCAGCTGGTATCGCACAATTAGTTGGAACAGGTAACTTTTCTTTAGATGGCGCTGCAACATCAACCTATACATTTGCACCTTCTACAACCTCTGGAACTATTAACTTCGGGGGAACAGGCGCAAATACTGGAACTATGACTATTGCTGGTGGTACAGGCGCTCAAACTATAAATATCGCAAATTCTACAGGCGGTAAGACAGTAGCAATAGCTACAGCCGCGGCAGTAAATACTGTAACAATAGGTTCAACCAACAGTACATCAACCACAACCATTAACTCAGGAAGTGGAAATACTAATGTAACTGGCGGTCATCTTGTTATTGCATCAGTAGCTAAAACTCTATTAGTGAATGGGGGAGCGGTTACAGACTTCATTGGAACTGGGGTTCTAACTGCAGGTACTCAAACCATTGCAAATACAAATATTGCTACGGGAGATTTAATAATCATTTGCAGAACAGCTGTGAATGCATCGACCACTTTAGGGGAATTTACTTACACAATTAGCAACGCGACAAGCTTCACCGTGACAAGTGTAATCCTGGGCACACCTGGGTCGACTCAGACCGGCGATGTGTCAAGCTACGGATATTTCATCGTACGTCCGTTCTAATGAGGTTCCATTAATTCTCCTTTTAACCTGGGTTCGAAGGAGAATTAAGAAAGGTTGAGAAGAAGTATATAAAAACATTTGACAAGTCTGATAAATGAAGGTCAAAATGAGAAAAACAAAAACCGGAGCCACGTTAAATGTTAAAAAACCTAAGTAGATTAGAAGCTGTAATTAATGACAAAACATATCATTTCTATTGTGATGTAGATTCACAAATTCAACATGCTAAAGCAGCTCTTTTTCAATTTTTAGGGTATATAAATCAAGTTGAAGAAGCAGCAAAAGCACAGCAAGAGGAAAAGTCTGATGTGCCTGTTGAGTCTAAAGTGGAACCCCTAGATCCTTTAAAGGAAAAAAATGGCGATCAACAATAGTCAGAGAGCTGGATTTGCAGCAGAATTAACAGGTGTAATGACTGGTAGTTGGGTATCTATAGGTACCCTCAGTCAAAGCCCAGTAATTATTATTTTTGATAATCAGGGTTCTGCTTCTATCGCTATTTCTGTTGATGGTGGGACAACAACTTGGAGAACATTTCCAGCTGGAGAAGCTTTGGTATTAGATTTAAGGGGTAATCATGGTCTTGCCCCTAATTATACCTTTGATGTAGGTACCAATTTTTCAGGAAATGGCGCTTCTGGAACTTTTTCAATATCTTATACTTATGCTATCAACTCTTGAGGTAGAAATTGTCACAAATATATAAAGCAGCTTCTTCATCACCTGTAGTAGCAACAAGCTATGTGACAGATAGTGGAACAGCGGTTCCAGCAGCAAACATCTTAAATGTTGTAACACCAGGTAGTGGAACGGAAGGTATCATTACCTCTGGTTCTGGGAATACTATTACCATAACATTAACAGAGACGGCCACCTTCTACACGAATGTGACGTTTGGTATGTCGCCATATACTGTTACAGCTACAGATTACTACATATCAGTAGATGCTTCAGGCGGAGCCGTCACTATCAATTTACCTGATTCTCCAGCAGCAAATAGAGAGTTTGTAGTTAAAGATAGGCTAGGTGTTGCAAATACTAATAACATCACCGTTAAATCTTTAACTGGGGCATCCACAGTTGATAGTCAGGCAAGTTATGTTTTTACGGATAATTTTGAATCATTGGAAATGCTTTTCCATGGCGCTAACTATGAAGGATTTTAAAAATGGCTAACGTAGGTTCAGGTTCATCAGGTAAAACTCTCATCGGGGCAGGTAATGGAGCTAGTCCAACTTATGCCGATATTGGTACCAATTCAGGTCTGACAGCTCATGGAGTTGTTGTTTCTGAAGGTAATTCAGCTTTTACATCCGCAACGCCTGGAACAGCAGGATGGGTTTTGACAAGTAATGGTCCTAGTTCTGATCCAACATTCCAATCAACCTCTTCTTCAGGTGCAATTACTAAATTAACAACTCAAGATTCAACAATTGTACTTCCTTCTGGAGGAAATGTTAATTGGAGCGGATCTGGAAGTTTGACAACTACTGGTTCAGGTGCAACAGCTACTTTGGGTTTAACTGGTTTAACAAATCACGCAGTTTTAGTAGGCGCAGGAACTTCTACAATTACCAAACTTTCAGTTGGGGCAACAGGAACAGTTTTAGCAGGAGTAACAGGGGCTGATCCAGCATTTACAGCAACACCATCAGTTACCTCTATTACTTTAGGTGGCGGAACAGCTTTAAGTGTTTATCAAGAAGGTTCTTTTACCCCCACCTTAACCGGGGGATCATCAGCAGGCACAACAACCTATTCAGCACAAAATGGCTATTATACAAAGATTGGTAACATCGTATTCATATCAATTTTTATAAGTATTACAGGAGCATCAGTT